TATTATTATCAAAATGTGTTATTTTAAAATCATGATATTTTATTAAATAAAATAAATAATTATTTGTATGTGCATTTCCACTATAAATAATTGCTTTTTTTATATATGGTTTGTAACATACACGACGCATACAATATAAATCAGTAAATAATGCACATAAATATAATATATTAGTCTCTATATCATCTTTTACTATTTTTATTTCATTAAATATGATAATTACATAATCTTCATTTTTATCTGCTTTTTTATCAATATTATTTTTATTTAATAAATATTTTTTTATTAATACTATTAATTTTAATAATTTTTCAATAAGATCATCAATATATCCTAATATTTCTTTTACAAAAATAGATTCTTTTAATATATCATTTTCAAATATTTTATTTATTATATATTTTATTCTATTATACACATCAAATTCTTTAACTTCTGTATTATATCTATTAATTCTATTATTAACATACTCATCATCAATATCTTTAATTGTATTTATTAATTCATATATTTCTTCATGATTATCATTAATATCTTCATTTTTTATTTTTTTTATTAATGTTTTTTTAATAAAATATACTTCATTTAACATATAACAAAATTCTATTATTAATGTTAAAAATTTAGTATAATTAGATATTTTATCATAATTTATATCAAAATTAAAATCCATTTCCATAAATTCTAATAATTTACATATATATGCTCTAATATCTAAATAATGAAATCTAACATTTTTTATTTTTGATCCTATATTTTTATATTTTCCATATTCTTGTCTTATATTTATATTTTCAAATAATATATTTTGTACTTCTTGTATCATATTTATTGCTGTACTTTTACTAATATTATCTACATATTTTTTTAATTGTTGTAATGGTATATAATTTGCAATCTCAATAAATACATCACATATTTCTTTACTTTCTTTTACATTTTCTAATATATATGTTATTATTGTTTCTTTTGTTTTAGGTTTACATTCTGATTCTTTTGTTATTTTTATATGTACATCTCCAAATAAATATATAATTTTATTTACATTATCTATTGTTCCTTCTAATCTAAATACACTTACTGGTCCATTTATCATATACTAAAAATTGAAAAAAAAACTTTTTAATTATATATTAAAATATTTATTAATTATGGCATCAATTATGAAACCTGAAACTGAAACTGAATTATTAATAACTTGTTGTAAACTTATTGATTTAATTAATAAATATATACCACCACCTACATATCCTGAATCTAAATTTTTTTCAAAATATTATTTAATTCAAGATTATACTAATTTATGTTTAGGTGATAAATATAATCTAGATACTATTTATTTAAATAAATATAAATTAAGTTATTGGTGGTCTATTTTATTAGCAACTGATTTTATTAATGATAAACCTAATTTATATGAAATTGAAAATTGGCAATCTCTAATTTGCTCAGAATTATTATTTAAAATTATTAGACAACCTCTAGATTCACCTATTATTACATCAGAATTAGATCCGAAATATAATGAAACATTCTTATTTACTGATTTTTGGTCTAAATTAACTCATCTTGAAAATACTGATACATTAGATAAATTACTTATTGATCTTGATTGGCAATATGTTGATGATTCATTTTTATATGAATATTATACTATTAAATTTATTTGTGATCGTCGTGATTTTATTGTTAAAAACTGAATTTTAATTTATATAAATACTTAAATATATCATAATATTATTAATGCCTAAATGTATTTTTAAAAATTGTAATATTACAGCTTGTTTTAATTATCCTGATCAAATTAAAGGTCTTTATTGTAAAACTCATAAATTAGAACATATGATTGATATTACACATAAAACATGTATTCATGAAAATTGTTTATCTAGACCAAATTTTAATTTTATAAATGAATTACAACCATTATATTGTTCAATTCATAAATTAGAAAATATGGTTGATATAATTCATCAAAAATGTATATTTAATGAATGTTATATACGTGCTCATTATAATTATATTAATGAAAAAAAAGCATTATATTGTTCTAAACATAAATTAGATAATATGATTGATATATCAAATAAAAAATGTATTTATGAAAAATGTAATTCTCAACCATGTTATAATAATATTGGTGAACAAAAAGCATTATATTGTTTTAAACATAAATTAAATAATATGGTTAATGTAAAAACTAAAATTTGTATATTTGAAAATTGTAAAACACAAGCAACATTTAATTATTCTAATAACCAAACATCTATTTATTGTTCTAAACATAAATTACCAAATATGATTAATATAAATGATAAAACATGTATTTATGAAAATTGTAAAATAAGACCATCATTTAATAATATTGGTGAAACTAAAGGATTATATTGTGTTAAACATAAATTAGAAAATATGGTTAATGTTATTGATAAAAAATGTTTAAAATGTAATACTAAACCAAGTTGCAACTATATTGATGAGACAAAACCTTTATATTGTGGTAAACATAAATTAGAAAATATGGTATGTTTATCAATACATAAAATAATAAAATGTATTACTGAAAATTGTGAAAATACTCCATTATACAATTTTAAAAATAAAAAAGCAATTTATTGTGATATTCATAAACAAGAAAATATGGTTATAGTTTCACCTAAATGTAATTTATGTAAATCTAATTCAATTCAATTAATAAATAATAAATATTATTGCTTAGAACATTTACCTGATAAAAAAACTATAGCAAAATTTAAAAAATTATGTAAATATTGTGATAATAATGAACATTCTAGTTATGTTTGTAATGAATGTAAACAACATAAACATAAAAAAGAGTATGATGTTGTTAAATTTTTAAGAAAGAATATTGATACACCATTTATATATGATAAAAATAATCCAGTTAGTGAATGTTCTAAAAAGAGACCAGATATATTTTTTGATTTAAAAACACATATTGTTATAGTTGAAGTTGATGAAAACCAACATAAAAGTTATTCTGATTCATGTGAATGTGCAAGATTAAATGTAATTGTAAATTCGTTAGGAGGAATTCCAGTAACATTTATAAGATACAATCCAGACAAAATAAAGAAATTAACAATTAATAAAGAGGAACGATTAGAATTATTAAAACAAACAATAAAAGAAGAATTAATGAATATTCCAGATAAATTTCAAATTAAACTTATTCAGTTATATTATGATGATAATTATAAAGAATATATACCAAAGAAAATTGAAGATATAACAAAATTTGTATGTGTTTAAATTTGTTTATTTATATAAATTATTTTTTCTATTATATATATAATGAAACAAAAACGCATTATTATTTGTGGTGCAGGTGGTTTTATTGGAGGACATTTAACAACAAAATTAAAAAATCAAGGACATTGGGTTAGAGGAGTTGATTTAAAATATAATGAATTTCATAAATCAGATGCTGATGAATTTATTATTGCAGATTTAACTGAAGATAAAAATATACATAAAATATTTAGTGATAATATTGATGAAATTTATCAATTAGCAGCCGACATTGGCGGTGCTTGTTATATTTTCACAGGAGAACATGATGCAGACATTATGTCAAATTCAGCAAAAATAAATATTAATGTTGCTCATGCTTGTATTAAATATAATATTAAAAAAATATTTTATTCTTCTAGTGCTTGTATGTATCCTTCTTATAATCAATTAGATCCTTTAAATCCAAATTGTGAAGAAAAAAGTGCTTATCCTGCTGATCCCGATTCAGAATATGGGTGGGAGAAACTTTTTAGTGAACGTCTTTATCTTTCTTTTATGCGAAATTATGGTTTACAAGTACGTATTGCAAGATTTCATAATATATTTGGTCCAAATGGAACATGGGTAGGAGGCAAAGAAAAATGCCCAGCTGCACTTTGCCGTAAAGTTGCTATGGCAACTGATTCAATTGATATAATTGGTGATGGTTATCAAACTCGTTCATTCTTATATATTGATGAATGTATTGAAGGTATTCAACGTTTAATGGAAAGTGATTTTACCGGTCCAGTCAATATTGGTTCTGAAGAAATGATTTCTATTAATGATTTTGCTAAAATGGTTATTGATATTTCTGGTAAAACTCTTTCTATTAATCATATTACTGGACCCGAAGGAGTTAGAGGTCGTAATTCTTGTAATAAACTCATAAAAGAAAAATTAGGTTGGGCACCTTCTAAATCTCTTCGTGAAGGTATGGAAATTACTTACAAATGGATTCTTAATAATGTTCAAAATATGTATTCTGAAAATAAAAATATTACTCTAATTGGTATTGGTCGTCTCGGTTTATGTACTGCTCTTTGTATTGAACGTGCTGGTTATAATGTTTTAGGTATTGATATCAATTCTAAATATGTTGATGATTTAAATAATAAAACTTTTAAAACTAATGAACCTTTTGTTGAAGAATATTTATCTAAATCTAAAAATTTTAAAGCATCTATGTCTTTACAAGAAGGTTTAGATTTCTCAGATACTATTTTTATTTTAGTAGATACACCTTTAGGTGGTGGTCGTAATTTTTATGATCACTCTAAAGTTAGTAATCTTTTCTCTAAAATTAATAATATTAAAGTATCTAATAAAAATTTTATTATTTGTTGTACAGTTATGCCTGGTTATATTAATAATATCGCTAAACCTTTACTTCAAGATTGTCAAAATGTAACTATTAATTATAATCCAGAATTTATTGCTCAAGGTAATATTATTAGAGGTCTTGAAAATCCTGATATAGTTCTTCTTGGTGTTGAAAATGATTCTATTAAATCTACTCTTGAAAATCTTTATATTAAATTATGTCATAATACTCCTGTTCTATGTTCTATGTCACCTCTTGATGCTGAAATTGTTAAAATTGCAACTAATAGTTTTATTACAACAAAAATTTCATTTGCTAATTTGTTAGGAGATCTTTGTGATAAATATGGTGCTAATAAACATATTGTATCAAATGCAATTGGATCAGATTCTCGTATTGGAAATAAATATTTCTCACCTGGTTTTAGTTTCGGAGGACCTTGTTTTCCTCGTGATACTGATGCATTCGGATTGTTAATCAAAAATAACAATTTAAATAATTGTATTATTAAAGCAACTCGTGATTATAATGAATATCATGTTGAAGTACAAGCACAAACTTTATTACATCAAAATTTAGATTTTTATGTTTTTGAAGATGTTAATTATAAAGATAATTGTAATGTTGTTATTCTTGATGAATCCGCTAAACTTAAACTTGCTGAATATATTGTTAAAAATTCATCCAAAAAAGTTATTATTTATGATTACCCATGTGTTATTTCTGAAGTTAAAAAAATGTTTGGTAATATATTTTCATATAAAGAAAAATGTATATAATATACTATGTTGAAATATTTTGTATTTTATAATAAACAAAATTATATATCATGTAGATTCATAATATATCCTAATAAAAATATAAAATTTATAAAATATTCTATTTATACTCCTCAATTATTAACTATATCTCATCATTTCTCAAAATATGATTATACTAATATATATTCTAAACAATCATTAAATGTTGTAAATAATGCATTACTTATTAAATATTACAATTATATTCATAATTTACATAAAATTCCTGAATATTCAAATCTTGTTATTGATTTAAATTCACTTAATAATACAATTTATTATCCTTTATTATTTACTAATACTGACAAATCAATATTAAATATTAAATTACAATCTATTATGAATGTATATTCATATCCTTTAATATTTACAATCTATTATACTGATATTTATAACATAAATTATACTGAATCAATTTCATTAATAGAATCAACTTTATTAATAAAATAATTTTAAATTTATTATTTCTTCAATAATCAAATTATACATCTTATTTTCTATTTTATAATGATATGGATTATATTTACTAACATCCTTAATACTTAAATATTCCTTCTTTATTTTTTCTATATTCTTATTTCTATAATTTATCATTTTGATTGCTAATCCTATTGGTATTATACATATACCTATTATACTTTCTCTTGATTTTATTACTAATTTGATTTTCATCAATTTATTAATCAATTCTTCTTTTTCACCATATATTATTATCGCAACTTTATTTTCAATATCATCTTTCATATCATTCATTATCACATCTTCTATATTAATCGGTTTTACATTATTTATATTCGTTTCACATATTGTCCATAATGTGTTACATTGTTTTAAACTATTTATTTTTTGTGACCATCTTATATCATTATATACTTCACTATGTATTATATTTTTAGTTTCTATTTTTACTCCTAATTCTTCTTGTAATTCTCTATTTATTGTATTATCTATTTTTTCATTTCTCTTTCCAGTTCCTGTTATACATACTTGAAAATCACCAATTGCATAAATTGGTCCAATTAAATATATATTTGGATATTTCTTTTTAATTTCATATAATCTATTTAATAATACATCTTCACATATTATTTGATATTTTGAAAATTGTAAATCATTTCTTAATCTTTTATTGTCATTAAAATATAATACTGTAAATCCCATGATTAGTTATTTAATTACTTGTTAATCAATAATATATTTTATATTTCATTTTTTTTCATTATTTTATAAAACTCTTCTTTACTTATTGGTTCATTTATTTCTTGTTTTTTTTGTAATAAATATTTCCTTGGATATATCTTTATTGATTCATTTATTATATCATATACATTCTTTGGAAATCTAATATATCTATTATTATTCATTAATTTATATTTACTAAATTCTATATAATAATAACATTCTTGTTTTTTCTCATCTAAAAACATATAATTATCATTGTATTTAATCATATTATCATTCTTTATTTTATTAACAAATATATTATATTCACTTATTTGTTTCTCATTCGTAAATATTAAACAATTCATAAAATAATCAAACTTCATCTTGTTAATTTTTAAAAATAATATTAAATATCTTACTTCATATTTATATCCCTTAAATCTTTTCCTCTCTAATATTTCTATCTTTTCTTCTATATTTAATTCTTGTTTTTCTTCTTCTTGTATTTCTTCTTTTGTTTCTTCTTTTATTTTATCAAGTTCTATATATTTTTTCATATATTTTTCACTTAATATATCATTTTTATTTATCATAAAATATTTATGTAATAACCAATATATTTGTTTTTTTGTTCCTATTGTATATTCTACTCTCATATTATTTTTTATTCCATCATATATATCATTTATATCATTATGATATTCATCTATAAAATAATATTTATCTGTCCATTCTACATTCTTTCCATGTTGTTTTAATTTATTAAACAATATTTTCATTAATTTATCATCATTTTTTATATATTGCATTATATTATTATTTTTTATTTTTTTTCAATGATATACTCTACCAATACTCACTAATATACATGTAGAAACTATATATACTCCAACAATTACATATATTCGTATATATTTGCGTTTCATTTGTATTTATAATTAATTCATTTACAATTTAATATATTTTACATTTCATTTTTTTCCATTAAATATAATATTAATTTTATAAATTGATATGTTATAATTATTATAAATTCTATTATATATAATAATAATGCACTAGTTATTACTTTTAATTTATAATCAAAATTATTACACTTTTTAATATTAAATAATATAATTGTTGATATACTTATTATTATTAAATTTAAAAATGTTAATTGAATACTTTTACTATAATTTGATTTATTATATCCACAATTTTTACATATATCATTATATCTAGTACTACAAACTTGTATTATTATTCCAATTTTACTATATATTACATACATCATTAAACAAAATGAAATTGTAGAATATAATATTAAATAATATTCATTTGTACATATTGTATTTTTATATTTGATAATATATAATAATGATATTATTGTTAATAATGTTTTACTAAGTTCTATTAATATTAATACAAAATAATATATAAAATGTACAATACAAAAATATGAATTAGTATTTATATTTAATTTATAAACAATATCTTTAAACAATGTGTACGGATCCATGAATCTATATTTTCTTTTGTAGATATATTGATATTATTAATATATTCAATTTATAATATTATCATTTTTTTACTATAATTAGTATTATTATCTTCTTTTTTTATGTGTATAATATTATTAATGACTGGATCTTTAATTAATTTAGTTTCAAAAGGTGATGATGATATGATTCTTACACATGATCCACAAATAACATTTTTTAAATTATTATATAAACGTCATACTAAATTTGCTATGGAATATATCAAGTTACCAATTAATAATATGAATTTTGGTTTAGAAACAAATATAGAATTACCAAGATATGCTGATCTTATTAATGATATTTATATTGAAATTGATATACCTAGTATTCATTTATTAAAAGAAAATGTTATCAATCCTATAACTGATTCAGATTATATTATTACTCAGTATACTGATCTTGATGGATTAGATACTGATTATATGATTATAAATAATATGATGTTACTCAATTCTACTGGATATAGAACTGCTGTTAAAAATAAAAATATTCTTAATCAAACAACTTATTCTTATATTCAAACAATTTTAACAAGTATTCAAACAGCAATTACTGATAATAATTTTGAAAATGTTCCTAATGAATATAAAATTATATTAGATACTGAAAAAGAAATATCTCCAACTTTAGTTTATTTATATTATGAAAATTCTGATATTCAATATATTTTAAATAATATAACTGATGTTGAAGTTTTTGATACTTTGACTTCATCACATGTATTTACAATTATTGAAAATGCAATAAATATCTCAGTTCAAGTAAAAACTTATTTCTTTAATAAATTAAATAATAAAATTAACTCAAATTTATCTCTCTCTTCTTCTTATGCCAAATTCGCATGGGTTGAAAAATTAGGTCATGCAATTATAGATAATGTATCTGTATATGTTGGTGGACAACTTATTGACCGCCATTATGGTAATTGGATTGATGTAAAAACACAATTAACACATAATTTACAATTACAACAATTATATAATGAAATGATTGGCAATGTATTAAGTATGACTACATTTAACAATAATGAAAAACCAAAATATAAATTAATTATTCCATTATTATTTTGGTTTAATACAAATATTAATAATTCATTACCAATTATTTCATTACAATATAGTTCTTTATCATTAAATTTAAAATTTCGTTCTATTGAAGATTGTGCATATGTTGAAAAATTAACATCAAATAATACTTTATTATTATCAGATATTTGGGAAAAATCAAATTATTCATTATCTGGTAATCTTATTGTCAATTATATTTATTTAAATTCTGATGAACGTTCTCGTTTCGCTCAAGTTGGTCACGAATATTTAATTGAAACTATTACACCTATAACTATACATTATAATGAACAACTTCAAAATATAATTGATCTTGATTATTTCGGTCCATCTAAAGAATTAATTTATTTTGTTCAAAAATCTGCCTATATACATAACAACTCAAATTCATCTACCAAAAATTTATGGTTTAATTATACTACTAATAATCTTATAAATCCAATTAATAAATCTTTATTAACTATTAATGGTTTAACTTTATTTGATTTTACTAATATGACCTCTAATATCGTTCAAACTAATCATTTCCATACACAATCACCACTTTCTGGTATTAACGTTATTAGTTTTTCTCTTTTTCCTGAAGAAATTCAACCATCTGGTTCTTGTAATTTCTCTAGATTACGTAATATTCATTTAACTCTTGATGTTAATAATCTTATGTTAACTTATAATACTTCTGAAATTAATCAATTTCCCTCTACAGATGAATTAACAACTTTTAATATAACTATTTATTCTGTTATTTATAATGTTCTCCGCTTTTATAATGGAACTTGTTCCCTTGCATTTAATTCAATATAATTTAATTATTATATATATATATTATAAATGACTGGTGCTTTATTACAATTAATTTCTTTAGGCACAGATAATATATTTTTAACTAATAATCCATCTATAACTCTATTTAAAATTTTATATAAACGTCATACTTCTTTTATTATGTTAGATTGTTTTTCTGAAACAAAAATTAATAATAATGCTCCTTTTTCTTTTAAAATACTTAATAATGGTGATTTATTACATAAATTATATTTAGTTATTGATTTACCAAATATTATTCAAAATACTTTCACTCCCAATATTGGTAATATTAAATCTTTATTAAATTCTTATGATATTAAATGGTCTTCTTTTAAAGAAAATAATGAATTAACAGATTTACATGATTATGATTCATCTTTTAATAATATAACTGATGCTGTTTCTGATTCTATTAATAAAGAAATACAAACAAAACAATTTTATTCTACTATTAAACAATCAATTAATAATAAACAATTATTAATTGATAAACATAATATCAATATTGAAACAGAACAAGAATTATATATGTTATCTGTTATTGATCATTTGTTAAATATTAATTATGATATTGGTAATATTCTCCGTGCAATTTTAGTATATTCTAAACAATATCTAAAATTATTTAATTTAAATGATTTTATTACTTTATATTTTAATGAATTTATTAAACAATCTCCAATTATGACAGATAATATTTTATGTCTTTATTCTATTGATAAATTATCTAATTATTCTAATAATATTTTAATTAATGATAAAGTTATTAATAATAATTCTGATGTTTATTATATTTTTAATAAATTTTATTCTGAAACTCATAATCATTTATTTTTTAATACTAAATTACAATCAGAATTTACAGAAAATTCTCAATTACTTAACACTTTAATTACTAATTTTAATACTTCTTTATTTGATTTAGTTATTATATACCAAAACAATAATTTTATTATATATGATTATACTCCTATTCCAACTACAAGTTATTTGAGTTCTGATATTAACAAAGAATTTACTTTATTTAAACTCCAATTTGAACAAGAATTAAATATTTATATTCCATATTTTAATAATCCAATATTATGGAACAATATTAATGTTATGAATAATATTCCTCTTATTATGTTTAATAATTTATGTGATCTTCTTTATGATACATTTTTAGATTTCAATGATCCAACTTTATTAAATATTGTTGATTTAAAAACACAACTAATTTATAATCATATTATTTCAAAAATTAATTCACGATTTTATACTAATATTCCTTCAACATATAGTTCTTTATTATTAATTTTATCTCGTGAATCGTTATTTCCTCAATCTACTTTAATCACTCCAGATTTTGCACTTGATTTAGAATACGAAAATCATTCTTTCTTATGTCAAGAATGGATTGTTAATACTGTTATTCAATATATCTCAATTAAATTAGAAAATTTTGACTCAAAATATAAATCAGTTATTAATATTGTTATCAATTTATGCAAATCATTTGTATCTGATGTTCCACCTTATTCTGAATATATTAATATCTATCCTAAATATTATTATGATATTACATCATCAATTTATTATCAACTAATTAAAAAATATAGATCTATGTTTAATTCTTTTTGTACTAATATTTTATTTGGTTCTGATTATTATTTATCTCATGGTGGTAAAACTATTTTTCAATCTGTTAATATATCAGATTTCTTCTCATGTTTATCAATTCCTAAATTCACAGAAACATTAACTTTGGATACATTTGAATATGATAAAATTTCACATATTTTATTACAATCTAATTCTCAAATAATTGAACAACTTAATACTACTTCAACATCTGATATTATTCAATCATTAAATACAATTTTCCATCAAAATTTATTTATTGATACTACTAATATTATTTATAATTTAAATGATTGTAAACTCTTATTTTTAAAATATCTTACTTCTCAAAATATATCATCAGATCCTATTATTCAACATATTAATAATGTTAATGTTAATCTAACATCAAATCTTAATTTGGATTTTTTATATTCTTTATTTTCATCTGTTGTTAAACAATTTCTTCCTATTGATAAAAAATTTTCAAATATTTCACATATTTCTAGTTCTAATATTAATAATATTGATACAGATATATCTACTTCTGAAATTAAAAAAACTACCATTCTTAAAACTATAAAAAATGCTATCACTAATGATTATGTTAAATATGCTTGGGTTAAAGAACTTGGTCATCGTATTATTAAAAAAATTAATATTTCTATTAATGGTCATATTATTTCAGAATTTACTAGTGAATTACTCCATTTTAATGCCGAATTAAGTCATTTATATAATCATCTTAGAGGTTATAATATTATGATTGGTAATACTCCTGAAATGTATACATTAAGTAATAAACAACGTATTATTAATACTTTATATATTCCTATTCCTTTTTGGTTTTCTAATTATATTGAAAATGCATTACCTTTATTTAATTTAATTAATTCAGATATTCAAATAAATGTTGAATTGGAATCTTTAGAAAATTTATTAATTCTTGAACCTGTTAGTAGTTTTAAATGTATTCCTAATTTTAAATGTAGATTATTATCACAATTTATTTATTTAGATCTTGATGAACGCATTAAATTTACTCAATCTACTTTAAATTATTTACTTAATCGTTATGAATATAATGGACTTTTTACATTTTCATATAATTATTTATCCAATAATTCTAATTTAGTCAATATCAATAATTCAGATATTTTAACTCATAATAATTCTCTTGTTTCTATTGAAATTAAATTAAACAATCCAACCAAATTTTTTATTTGGTATTTCAAAATATATGATATTACAAATATTGATATTAGTAATTGGAATTCATTTGGTGATCCTGATTTATCTAATATTATTGATTTTATGAAAATTAAATTTAATGATATTGATCGCATTTCTTATTTATCTGAAAATTATTTTAATGTTGTTCAACCTTATCAAATCAGTTCTTCATTATCTAAAGGTGAATATTTATATTCATTCTCTTTATTTCCGTCCGAATTACAACCAAGTGGTTCTGCTAATATGTCTTTACTTACTTCTAGTTATTTATTAGTTTGCTTTTCTCAAGCTTTAATTGATAAATTAAAATCTAATTCCAATCTTAGAATAAAAACTGAATTATGGGGTTATACACATAATATTCTCCAAATTTCTCTTGGTTTTGGTGGTCTTCTTTTTATTTAAACATATATAACTATTTATTATATATGTATATTACTAAAACTATTATAAATTCAACTTGTGATTCTTTTTATTTTTCTAATGATTATTCTATTTTATATTGTACTATTTTATATTCAAATTATCGTTCGTTGCGTTCTAGAACATATTATATTAATGGGTATTGTTCTATACAATGGATATCAACTTTAGAATCTCATCGTAATCAAGGTCATGCTACTAATTTACTTAATTATGTTATTAATTATTTTACAAATATGAATATTAAATATTTTTCATTAGATAATTGTTCTGATAATTTTGATTATACAAAATTGAATTTTCAATATATAAAAAAAGGTTTTCCAGAAATGTTACTAACTATTCATAATGCTTAAGTATTTCGTTAAATATTCGTTCATACTCACAATATTTACATTCAAAATTTATATACATGTCTTCTTTTATTTTGATTAATTCTCCATATATTTGTTTTTTTAATTTTTGTTCATTAAATATATGTATGTTTTCAATATACCTTTTTGATATTTCTTGAATTTTCTCATTTATATGTTTCGTAATCTCATAATATATATTTTTATATTCTACATATATTTCTTTTTGACTCAAATATAATTCTTGATTTATTTGTGTATTCATTCGTGGTGTTTTGTCATTTCTCACAATTGCAATTCTTGCTTTAATAGTTACTATAATTAATATTAAATACCAATATATTTTATAAATCAATTTTTAGGTATAATTTGTATATAATAATGTGGTTCTTTTGAACCAGATGTCATATATCCTAAAATATTTAATCTCTTTTGTGTATTCCATAGTTTAAAATAATAATCTTTATATTTCTTTGATGTTGGATATCCACATCCAAATATATCATATACTAAATTTATTAAATCTAATTTTTTAAATTGTTCTTCAGTTATATGCATAATTTTATTTAATAAAAAATTGTTTGGTAAAATATTATCTCTTATATTCTTTTGTAAAATATTGGATTCAATTGGTTGATGTATTTCTGTATTCATTTGTAAAGGTTTCGTCGATTCTTTCGTTAATTAATTATATTTTAATTAAATTTCTAATATATTTTATAAATCAATTTTTTGTAAAATTTTAAATTAGTTATCATCAATTCTTTTTCGTTTTCTTTCTCTTTCTTGTATTTCTTCTTTTGTTTTTGGTATAATAAGTATATGATAATATGGTTCATATGATATATCTTTAATCAAAACTAAAACATTTGGTGGTATTGTTGAATTCCATACTTTAAAATAATAATCTTCATATTTACTTGATGTTAGATATTCACTACCATATTCATCACATATTAACTCTAATTCTTTTAATTTCTCTTCTGTTATACTTACAACTTTATTTACTATAAAATGATTTGGTAAAATATTCGTTACTGTATTCATTGATATATTAAGTAATATTTTTTAATGTTAGTTATTAATATAGTTTATAAATCAATTTTTATTCAATTCTTTTTCGTTTTCGTTCTTTCAAATTTAAATGTTTTCCTCTAATATTATTCATTGCATCACATTCAATCATACATCGTAATAATTCAAATGAATTCATATTACTTGTTATATTTTCATTCTTATTTTGTAAATAATCAATTAAATATTTATTTTTAATTATTGGAATATTTGCACAAAATACTTTACTTTTTTCTAATTTATCACTCAAATTTAATTTATATATTAAACATACTAAATCATTTGTAAATAAAAATACATAATCTGGTAATTCTATTTTATGATAATAACATATTCTAACTGTTATATTATAACATAACATTATTCCTGCTTTGTCTATATCTGGTATATATTTATTCCATATATATTCCATTATTTCATCAAATGTTTTTGTTTTATATATTTCTATTTCATCTTCTATTGTTGTTATCAACACAAACAATATATATTTTGAACATTTACTACAATGTATTGTATAATACCATGGATCAAATTTATTATACATCATACTACAATATGATATTTTTGGTTTTATTTCTTCTTCATTTATTTTTTGTTTTATTTCTTCATCTTCTTCTAATGTGAATTCTTTCATTTGTAAAGTATTCATAGTTAGTTATTTATATTTTTCATTAATTTTAATATATTCTTCATATCATTTTTTTCTAAAAATTGATATTATATATATATTACTATTAAAACATCTTGTAAAATACTTATATTGATGAATTCAACATCACATGATATTATTTTTATTACCTATTATGAACATATATTTAGTTCATATATTTATCAAAAAGCAAATTTAGAATTATTACGATTACATTATTTATATAATAATCCAAATAAACAAGAACATGAAATTGATGGTTTATCTCCTATTAACATTGCATTATTAAAATTGGATTGTGCATTAAAAAAATTTGGAGAAGGAATAATTCCACCATGTATTCCTATTGATTTTCATAATAAAATATTAGATGAATATAATGTTCTTGATGATGTACTAATGAGATATGAAGCAATATTTTATATTTTACATGATCTATTAGAACCTCCTGAAGAACAAAATATTATTAATGGTTAAAAATTGATTTATTATTTATTTAAAGACTATTATTATTACATTATTATATTATGTCGGATATGGAATCAACTATTATTAATTGTAAATTTGATGGATGTAAATCTAAAATGATTGATAAAGGATATTGTGGTAAACATCAAAAATACATATTTAAAGATATTGTTGATGCAAGTAATAATACATTAAAATTATGTTCTAAATTTAAATTAAGAGGTTGTACAGAAATTTTACCTATTGATTATCCAACTAAAACATGTGAAAAATGTAAAGAAAAAGAAAATATTAAAGATAAAGAAGATAGAAAAAAAATTAAAATTATTAATGAAACTAATAATGATAATACAACACAAAAATGTAACAAATGTCATAAATTTAAACCTAAAGAAGAATTTATTAGTACTAATTCAAGAATAATTGTTAAATGTGTAAAATGTAGAGAATCCGATGAACGTTCTGAATTAAAACGTAAAGGTAAACGTGATAGAAAAGAAGAAAGTAAAATATATGAACAAAACCCAAAAATTATTCAAATGAGACAACAATATAGAATTGCACATAAAGATGAATCAAAATTACGATCTCAAAAATGTAGAGCAAAACAAATGATTGAAAAATTAGATGAATATTTAGCACATAATGCAGAACTAATGAAAACTTATAGAGATAATAATCCAGATAAATTTAAAGAATTAAATAAATTAAAAAAAATTCATCCAAAAAGACGTTATTATGAATTAAAATATTCTGCAGAAAGTAGATCTATTGATTTTACTTTAACATTTGATGAATGTATTAATTTGTTTAATACTAATTGTTTTTATTGTGGTGAATTAGATTGCACTGAACAATTAAATGATATCGATCGACTTAATAATGATATAGGTTATACTAATGATAATTGTGTTCCTTGTTGTAAAATTTGTAATAATATGAAATTATGTCTTGATATTGATATATTTTTATTAATGATAAAACATATTTTAACTAATTTAAATTTAATTCAAAGTGATGTATTGTATCATGAAATTTTTCCAGATTATCGTGGTACTACTACATATGATAAATACAAATATAGAGCAAATAATAAAAATCTTGATTTTCAATTAACAAATGATGAATTTAATAATATAATTAATAATAATTGTTATATATGTGATAAAAAAATTTCAGAAACACATTTAAATGGTATTGATAGATTAAATAATGAAATAGGATATTGTATTGAAAATTGTAAACCTTGTTGTGGAACATGTAATTATATGAAAAAAAATTTAACATATGATACATTTATTAAACAATTATTAAAAATTTATAATAATATTAATTATGATACAATTAATGAAGAATTATTAGATGAGAAACAAAATAAAATTCTTACAAATATGAAACGTGATAAACCAACTAAAGAAGAAAAACAACAAAATTCAATTCTAAAAAAAGAAGAAAAAAAACAAAATGCAATTAATAAATCTATTGCATTTATAAATAAATTAACAAAATAATTAACACCAATTTACTTTTTTTATTAT